GTCCTTTACAGCACCGAGAGAAAGAGCATTTGCAATATCTTTTTCGCGCTCTTCAAGTTTCTTGTACAGGTGTTTCGCCAAGTCTACAACATCCATTATAGTATGTCCTTGTACTCTTCTTGTGACTCAGATGTAATCGGACCACCAATGGCCCATATGTCACAGACATTCTCCGCAGAGCTTACAAATTTTAAACTTTGACAGTAGCTTAAATCCCCTGTGTCATCACCAATGCAATCCATCATTTCAGACGTTTGGTTAAAATTAGAACAAGTTCCGCAGCACTCATCCTCAAGTTGGGCTGCAGTATAGTTATGCTCATACTCCGCCATGTCCTTGTTTTCCATGTTCGCATCAGGATCTTGAGTTGGAATTGGACAAGCATGTCCATCGTCGCTCTCTTCCATCTTATCCACAGGCATCCCATCTGGCAGAATGCTGATCATTATTGTAGTCATAGTGGGTCCTTCCTCAAGAGGTCTATCTTAACCAAGCGTAGACCTTGTTTGTTTCTTTAATCCTATGATCTAACCCCGTATACCCGCCATTTATTTTCCGAGTGAGACGTTTGATTGTGTCATCGTTAACACCTTCATCACAAATTTTCCACAGGTTGTTGGATTTAAAGAACCAGACTCCTGTGTCAAAGGCATAATCTTCTTCCAAAAGTGAGGGATCTGTCATCACCTCTGGAACTCGCATGTCTATGGCAAAAGCTTTAACGTTGTTATACCCGGTCAACTGAAGAAATCCACGACCTATCCACTTGTGTCCTTCGCCCTCGGGAATGCCCATACGACCACTGTACACCTTATCCGCCAGTGCTTTAGGGTTTCGTTCATAGGGCTTTGCGCTCTCTTCTGTGGGAAAACGGCTAGGCCAAACCTTCATCATTGCGTCAACACTATAGTTCAAGTTTTCACGAACATATTTAAACGTACCAGACTCATGGATAATTTGTCCCAGCAAGTGAGCCCCGCGTTCGGGGGAGAGCTCATAATGCTCTACGATACCTCGAGCCGTGTTCGGACCAAAAGATCCGTCCGGTGTACACCCGCATTTTTTCTGCAGTATCTTTAGAGCTTCACTCATCTTCGTTCACCTCAACTATTGTTTGAACACATGCAACCGTGATGTTAATCTGAGTCACCATCACCCTTGCTTTCTCTTGCTCCTGTAGACAAAGAGCCTTGCTTTCGTATGCGCCTAGTTGAAAGTACTGCAACCCGTGTAGGTTAGTTACAGTCAGCCAGACTAAAATCCACATTATTTATTTCGGCCAAAGAACTTGGTAGCGGACCTCACGGCGAAGCTACTCGCTACGATCACGCCTAACGTATATTGATACCACTCAGGCATATTGGACAACGCACCGAAACCATCCGCCACAGCCGTTCTTCCCCACTCCCCGGTAAACGAAAGTATAAGAGGTATACTGAAAAGTATTACCAAGTACTCGTCTTTCCAACTGTTCTGCGTACCTTGGGCCATAATCTTTTCCCAATCCGCTTCTGACGTGGCAGCAGACAGCATAATTTTTGCTCTCGCGTCTGCCTCACTAACCTTCATCCTCGTCTCGGCCTGCTTGGTTTCGACTTTCGAGTTCAACCAAGTCCCCGCTAGATTTGCAATAGGTCCTAAAAATGCTTGTATCATTATTTTTTCCCCATGTTAGTGACGCCGAAAAACACTCCAACGATACCAGCCACGCTGACAAAATAAACGCCAGCGATAGATGACAGTGCGGACACAGCCTCATGCAACCCGCCCAAGGCCGTAACCATAATCGCAAACGGGTAAAGGAGCATTCCGCACAAAGCAAACCAAACCATCTTGCGCTGTTGGTCCCGTTTGGAATCCTCATCGTCAAGCCTTCTGCGCCTATCCTCATAGTCAAGAGCATCCCACTCGGACTTTTCCACTACGCCGCTTCCGTTAGTGTCAGCTTTCTCAAACTCTGTCACGGTTTTGTCTCCATCTTGCGTAACTCAAAGCAATGTCTTTGTAGCGTGTTATTATAATGATTTTCCCGTTTTTGTCTACAACAGACCAGTGCGGAGTTTTTACTCGGCCCATATAAGTCACATAGATGTACATCAGAACCCATCCGAAAGACCCTTTAAAATGTCTTTGATTCTAATCTTTGGCTTAGAGTTAGGAGAGTATCTACATTGGAACTGACGAGGACATTCTCTAAACGACTTTTGAGCGTAGTGGTATGCTATAGTCTTGTTTTTACCTAAGTATATACAGATCTTACCATCCTGCTCAGTCTCCGTATATTTCCATAGAGAACAAGTCACATACTCAGGGTTAAGCAGTGAGTTTGCCAAAACAAAAGGTAGAATTATTCCTTGCATTACCACTTACCTTGATTTGCGCCAATGATATACATAACGACAAATAAGATACCAAGCCCAGAAAAAGCCGCAGAAAGCCCAACTGCCCAGTTAATACAGTTGTCTATAAACTCCTGCTTGGCGTATACCAAATCTCTTTGCTCTTTTCTCTGGTCCGCTTCAATTTTTAAAATTTCTTCCCACGCTTTGGGACCGTAATTCCAACTAATGAATGATCGGAGCTCCTCCCTCATTTCTTGGAGTTTCTTTTTCTGAGCCCATATTTCGATGGCATCCGACTGAGTGTCAGTAAACATCTTATACATTGGGGGCTTTTTAGCTTTGTCTTCTAAAAAGTTTAAATCACTAACGGCCTTACTCCAAGTCGTTATTGATTTTGACATATCACTGAGTTCACGTCCAAGTTGGACGCTTTTCTTTATACCATTATACGCGGCAGTTGCCGCCGCCATGGCTGTAAATGGATCCATAATTCAAACCCCAACATTAAAACACGCCCATAAACCTCTGAGGTCGAGCGATAGGGCTAAACTTTTTTACCATCCCGCCATTCGCATACTTACTTTTTCCAGCCTTACTTAAAGCAATAGCAACCGCCTGCTTTTGAGGTTTACCCGCCGAAACTTCGGTGCGGATATTGTCACTAATGGTCTTCTGTGACTTACCAGATTTTAATGGCATTTTACCCTCGCTGAATTTTCTGTCGCTGGATGTCGATGCGCTCACGATTAACCTCGTTCCGGTTATCCGCGATTTCTTCTTGGCTTTCGATTCTTGCAGAGTCAGTGGTTGCACGTTGCTGCATTTTCTGAAGCTCGACCAACATCTGACCCTGATCTTCTTCTGTCTTACGAAGTAGATCTTTTTCTTTAATTGCCAACTCTTGCATACGAATCTGCACCAGCGGATCGTCCATAGGGCTTTTGCCTTGAGGCATAAGCTGCGGCATGACCTCAGTCATTAACTGCTCCATCTGCATGGATATTAGTTTTTCCATTTGCGCTGGGTCCTGCATGTCCTGCTGAACTTGTGCTATTTGTGCTTGAGCGGCCTGTGGGTCAAGCTGTCCTGCACTTACAGATGTCTGAGCCTGTTTTATAATTTCACCAATCTCTGTCTCAACCATTATACGAGCCTTCTGAGATAGGTGCTCCATGACATGAGCATAAAACGTACCCATGACTGTCGGAGACGTAGACACCAAGGGAGTCTGCATAAACATCAAGTGAATGCGGATGTGAGCATCGTGATCCTGATCTGGAAATGTTGTCAGAATCTCACCCATTAACGCACGGGCGTTCTCAATAGCTGGATCCAAAGGTTCGGGTTGAGGAGGAGGTGGCAGCACCTCATCAATATTCTGGACCTCAAGTGCTTGGTACATGCGTTTGTACGCAGCGTGGAGGTTATGCATTTCCGGATTGGACTGCGCCAATTGCAACTGCGTTTGTGCTAAGGTTACGCGCTGGGCCATCGAGAATATGTTGGGGTCACTGACCGGAATAACATCAACACGATTGTCAAAGTCCGAAGCCATGATCTGACGTTCGCCGCCTTGAACATCGTAAGGGTATTCTTGAGGCAGATTGTCTCTAAATATCCTAGCTAACACTCGGAACTCTTGCTTCTGAGCATAGTGCAGACGTTTGTGTATAGCGGACATAACTTTCATGCCCCGCTCTAAGAGGGCCACAGTGGTCCCTACAGGGGCTTGAGAGTTAGTATCGCCTGTCTGCTGGTCAGCGAGCTGTACGAAGCGTCTGCCGCCCTCTATGAGCGTCCCAAGTAGGCTTGCGAGAGTTGATGAAGGCTCTTTGTACGGAAGCGGGATAATTGCATCCCGTATGTTTCCACCAGGAGCGTCAATATCTCGCCATTCTCCGGGCTGTAAGGGCTCATCTTCATTCCGAACCCTTACACCCCGAGCCTTGAAGCCAGCGGGGAGGTTCACCAGCGTTCCGGCATCGATCAACTGGCGAAGAATACTTGTAGCCGCACGACCCAATCCACCAATCATGTGAATTAAACCAAAGCCATAAAATCCCAAACCAGGCATAAACTTGTAGTGAACAAAGTACTGTTGTTTCTTGGCAAGAGGACTGTCTTCCTCAAAGTTTCTGCGAATAGACAGGATGTGTCCCGAGCCTTCATCAACAGAAACAATATACGGAAGAGCAATTCCAGTAGGCTCTCCGTCCGGAGACATGTCCTCGAAACCCTCGATATCTAAATCAACATGCATTTCCAGAATAGTGTAGACATCGTCCATGTATGTCTTGGACGTGCCTTGGATCTCGTCAACCTTTTGACGAACCTCATCGTCATCGCCCTCAAAGGTGCTTAACTCTACATCACGGTACATTCCCGCAATCTGCAACTTGCGTATTGCGTTGGCGTCCATTTTAAGAACGTGAGTAACCCTAGAAGCGGTAGCCAAGTCCGATGCAGCATAGGGAACAACCAAGTCTTGCGCAGGGATAAACTGAGCGACAGCCCGTTGTTTAGCCTCATCGTAGTAAACTTTTTTGAAACATGAACCCGAAAGCGGTAAATAAAAGAGAAGCTGATCCATATCCGGATCAAACTCTTCCATGACC